TGTTTAGAAACTAAAAACGTTTTTGTAGAATATGAAAGTAGGGGCAAACCTTCAGGAATAGCAACAAGCGAAGCCGACTATTATTGTTTTTGGTTCAGCGATGTTCACTGCGTAATTATAAAAACGGACAAATTAAAAGAACATTGCCGTAAATGGATAGGAACAAACCGAGATGTTTTAGGCGGTGACAATAACACAAGCAAAGGTGTTTTACTGCCGATAACAATTTTTTTTGAAGATATTTATTAAAAATAGTTGTTTATTAAATAAGTATTTGTATATTTGTATATAATTAAAAACAAAAACTATGAAAACAATCGCAGAATTAAACGCAAAAATGGTATTAATTGCACAAGCAAACGGTTTAACTTACGAGCAATTTAGAAAATTACCAAGAAAAAGATTTATTGCAATGTGCAATACTTATAACAACAAATAATTTAAAACAAAAACTATGAAACATTTATTTAAAAGTTTAGCAGCGTTCCAACAAGAAGTTCCTGTTATTCACAAAGCAACACAAGGTTACGGTTACACTTATGCAGATTTACCGAAAATCTTTGAAGTAATAAACCCGCTACTAAAAAAACACGGATTAGGGTTTACACAACTAATTAACGGAACACAAATTGCAACTTGTTTATTTCACGTTGAAAGCGCAGAAAGTATCGAAAGTAAAATTGATATTCCACAGGGAGTAATTTTAAAAGGAATGAACGAGTTTCAAGTTTTAGGAAGTGCAATTACTTATTTAAGACGTTACGCATTAAGTTCGATGCTTGGTTTAGTTACGGACAAAGACACAGACGCTTCTGGAGAACAAGTAAAACACGAACCTAAAATACCATCTATTGACAACACACGTTTTCAAAAAGCTATTGACGCAATTAGCAAAGGAGAATATACAGTTGAAGAACTAACAGCAAAATTTAGTTTAACTGAATTACAAAGCAAAAGTTTATTATTAATTAGTAACCAATAAAACAAATATATAATGTTTAATTTAACACAAGCACCAATGGCGAATAATAGTACCCAAGTGCAAAACCACAACGAAGTAAACAAAGTTTACAAAACAAGTAACTTGTCAATTTTTAAACAAATTGATGGAAACAGAGTTCCAAATTTACAACACGTTAGACGATTAACTGACTCAATTAATGTTAATGGAATGAAGTGTAACCCTATTTTAGTTAATGAAAATATGGAAGTGATTGACGGGCAGCACAGATTAATGGCTGCTAAAGAATCAGAATCTTTTATTTATTATATAATCGTAAAAGGTTATACGCTTTCTGAAGTTCACACATTAAACCTTAATCAAAAAAATTGGGGTAAAAAAGATTTTATGGAAGGATATGCAAATATGGGAATTGAATCTTATATAAAATTAAAAAAGTTTGTTGAAAAAAATGACGATTTTAGTTTTAATGATTGTATTCCAATGTGTGCAAATGTATCAAGTAATAATAGTAATTCTGCTCAAAAATATAGGTTAGATAGAAGCAAAACTTATACGCAACAAGTATTTGAAGAAGGTACTTGGGTTGGCAAAGATTTTGAATTAGCTCAAGATTGGGCTAATAAAATACGAATGGTTAAACCTTATTATACTGGTTATAATAAAAGTGTGTTTGTAAGAACAATGATAGGACTTTTGCAAAAAGAAACATTTGATTTTAATGATTTTATGCACAAAATAAGATTACAACCAACAGCAATGGTAGATTGTGCTAATTCAGACCAATACAGAACATTAATTGAAGATATTTATAATTATAGAAATAGAAACAAAATTAATTTACGATACTAATGAAAATACGTTGTTCAGCATTGGGGCGGTTAATGACCGCTCCACGCAACAAGACCGAAGTGTTAAGCCAAACGGCAAAGAGTTACATTCAAGAACTTGTTTTAGAACACAAGTACGGCATTAAAAAAGAATTTAGTTCACGTTACACGGACAAAGGTTTACAGTGCGAAGACGAAGCAATTAGTTTGGTAAACGATGTTTTGGGTTTAGGATTTATTTTTAAGAACGAAGAACATTTTAACAACGAATTTATTACAGGAACACCAGACGTAAACACGAATGAAATTTTATTAGATATTAAATGCAGTTACGAAGCTCATACGTTTCCGTTCTTTGACGATGAAATACCGACACCTGCGTACTTTTTTCAGCTTCAAGGTTACCTTTGGTTGACGAATAAAACCGAAGCACTACTTTGTTATTGTTTAGTAAACACACCATTAGAAATAGTTGAAGACGAAATACGCAGGGAGCACTGGAAGCAATTTAAAATTGATGAAGACGCAGAAATTAGGGAGTATGTAGAAAAGAAACATAACTTCGACCATTTACCCAAAAACACGAAAGTAAAAGTATTTAAAATAGAACGTGATGAAACTGTTATTTGGGAAATACAAAACAAAGTAGAAGAAGCAAGGATTTATTTTAACAGTTTAATTGAAACAATATGAAAGCAATACTTGAATTTAATTTACCTGAAGACAAAGAAGATTTTGAATTTGCAAATAACGGAATTAATTATTATTCAGCATTGTGTGAGTTTGACAATTGGTTAAGAAGCGAGTATAAGTACAACGGCAAAGAAGAAATGTTTGAAGTAAGGAAAAAACTAAACGAATTTATTAACGAAAACAACGTGAAAATATGAAAGAAAAAACAATAGCAATTATTATTTGGATAGCAATTTATGGTTTTGCTGCTGTTGGTATTTACAATTTATTTAATTGGTTGATATGAACATACAAATACAAGACAAAAACGTTTTAAGCGTAATGGCTAAATTTAAAGAACGTTCAGAAGCAGGAATAAAGAAATACAAGACAACGTTAGAACGAACGGATTTAACAACGTTAGAATGGCTAACACACGCACAAGAAGAAGCGATGGACTTCGTTCTTTACTTGGAGCGACTAAAACACGAATACAAACAATCTAAATAAATAAAAATGGAAACAAGAATTAACACAGGTGCAATTTTTAAGAACGACAACAAAAAAGCGGAAAACCACCCAGACTACAAAGGCAAGGTAAACGTAAATGGCAAAGAAATGGAAGTAGCGTTATGGATGAAGACTTCAGCAAAAGGAGTTAAATTTATGTCAGCAAGTTTTAGTGAGCCGTATATTAAAACAGATGAACCACAAATTAACGGAACTTTAAAACAACCAAGTTATGTTAATTTAGATGCAAAAGACGATTTACCATTTTGATATGTACATACAAGACGAACAGTTACGAACTGAAGTAAAGAAACTTTTAGCGTTTAAAACACGAAACAGCATAGTTAAAAAGATACAGGAAGAAGGAAGTAAATTTCACTTTTTCCAGCTTACAAACTTTTTAGAAGGCAAAGACGTTTCACTATCAACACTAAAAAAAATAGATTATTACATAAATAAATAAAAAAATAAATTATGAAAAAAACATTTAAAATTGTTGCTGTAATTTTAGCAATTGGAAGTTTAACAAGTTGTTATGATTTTAATCGTCAACAAGAAAGATTAGACCGTGAAAATGATGGCAAAGGTATTCTAATGAAAGCAAGATATGAAAAACAAGCAAGAATAGAAGAAGCTAAAGCCAATTATGAAAGTGCGAAATTAGAAGCACAAACAAAACAAATTAGAGCAGAAGCTAATTCTAAAGCAAAGGCAATTGAAGCACTTGCAAAGGCAAAAGCTATAAAATTTGTTTCAGATGCTATTCAAAACAATCCTGATTATATCAAATATATTATGGTTGATGGGATGTATAATCACGGAAAAACAATTTATATACCAACCGAAGCTGGACTTCCAATAATTGAAAGAAAATGAAAGCGACAATTTTTATTTTATTAGGTATTCCTATTGCAATCATAATTTATTTTGCTGTCGCAGTCATAATTAGAGAGTATTTCAGAAAATAAATAAAGTTTAAAGTTAAAAAGGTAGGCGCAGACTTAATTGTTTGCGCTTTTTTCGTTACAAACAAATTAATGTTAATAAATATATTTGGTTATTGTTGAAAAATTAATCATACATTTGCTTAATATCTAAACAATGAAAATTTGGAATGGTTAACAAAGGTTGCAAAACACCATAACGAATGGGTTAAAATGGTTAACCAATTTGGCGAATACTTCTTTGCTGAAGACATCGTGCAGGAAACTTACATAATGTTAATGAAATGGAGTAGCGAAGAAAAACTATTTAAAGACGGAAACATAAGTAAAGGTTATATGTGGTTAGCTTTAAAAAATACTTTTCTTCAGCACGTGAACAAAAACAACAAAATCAAATTTATACCTTTAGAAGACGTTTACAATTTAGCAGAAGAAAACAACACAGAAGAAAACGAAGCATACAACGACCTGTTGAACAACGTAGATTTAGAATGTGAAAGTTGGCATTGGTACGACAAACAATTATTTGAACTTTACAAAAACACGAATAAAAGTTTAAGACAAATAAGTGCAGAGACTAACATAAGCGTAACAAGTATATTTAACACCGTTAAAACTTGTAAAAAACGAATTAAAAATAACGTAGGTGAAGACTACGAAGATTTTATAAACCAAGATTACGAACTAATAAAAAAAACAAAATGAAAAACGAAAGTAAAGGATTAGGAGACACATTAGCGAAAATTACAAAAGCAACAGGAATTGATAAGGTTGTTAAATTTGTTGCAGGAGAAGATTGCGGATGTGAAGAACGAAAAGAAAAGTTAAACAAACTGTTTCCGTATGCAAAACCGAAGTGTTTAACCGAAGATGAGTTTAACACGTTAGACGCTTATTTTAAGCAAAACACGAACACACTAACAAGCGATGAACAAAACAGTCTAATAGCAATTAACAACCGTGTATTAAACCAAAATTTAACGTTTAGCACTTGTTCAAGTTGTTTACGTGATTTAGTAAGTAAGCTGCGAATAATTCACGCTGAATACACTCCAGAACAAACAGAAGAAACAACGACTGAAGAAGTATAGTTCAATAATGAAACAATAGTGAAGTTATGGCAAACGAAGAAAATTTAAAACCATTTAAAAAAGGTGAAGTAAGTAACCCTGCCGGAAGACCAAAAGGAAGTAAAAACCGCAGCACAATTGTAAAGGAGTTGTTAGAATTTGCTTCAAGTCAAAAGAACGTTTTAACAGGCGAACAAGAAACTTTAACTCAAGAACAAGCAATTACTTTGGCTATGTTATTAAAGGCAGGTAAAGGCGATGTTAATGCTTACAAAGCACTTATGGATAGTTGCTATGGTGCGCCTAAACAAACAACCGATACTAACTTGAACGTTTCCGACTTTGATGTAAAAGACTTGTTTAAAATTGATAGTCTTAAATAAGAAGTTTAATTATTTAGGAAGTCCTTCACGTTACTTTATTGTAACAGGTGGTCGTGGTTCGTCCAAGTCTTACAGCGTTACAACGTTCTTGCTTCTTTTAACGAAGGAAAGCGGACACGTTGTATTGTTCACACGTTACACTTTAGTTTCAGCATCCATTTCGATTATACCGGAGTTTATAGAAAAGATTGAGTTAATGCAAATGGAAGACCAATTTGTTGTAACAAAAGACGAAATAATAAATATAGTAACAGGAAGCAAAATAATATTCAAAGGAATAAAGACAAGTTCTGGAACACAAACGGCAAATTTAAAATCTTTACAAGGAGTTACAACGTGGGTACTTGACGAAGCTGAAGAATTAACAGACGAAGATACCTTCGATAAAATAGATTTATCAATAAGGCACAAGACAAAACAAAACCGAGTTATTCTAATTTTAAACCCTACGACAAAAGAACATTTTATTTACGATAAGTTCTTTGAGAGTAAAGGAATAGAGCAAGGAGCAACACTAATAAAAAACGATACTACCTACATACACACAACGTACTTGGATAATATCGAAAACCTATCCGAGTCTTTTTTAAAACAGGTTGAATACATCAAGGAACGAAGACCTGAAAAATACAAACACACAATACTTGGTGGTTGGTTAGACAAAGCTGAAGGAGTTATATTTACCAATTGGAAAATAGGAGACTTTAAAGAAGTTGGAGTAAGTGTGTACGGTCAAGATTACGGATTTAGCGCAGACCCTACAACGTTAGTTAAGACAAACATAGACAAGACAAACAAAATCATTTACGTTAAGTTGCTATATTACAAACAAGCGTTAACGACAAGCCAAATAGCAAGGTTAAATTCAGAGTTTGCAAACAAAGATTTAATAGTTGGTGATAATTCAGAACCAAGACTTATAAGCGAATTAAACGCACTTGGAAATAATGTAGTCCCTACAATCAAAGGTGCGGATTCTGTGATATATGGAATTAGTCTACTACAGGATTACGACTTAATAATAAGTGAAGACAGTATTGATTTAATCAAAGAACTAAACAACTATTGTTGGTTGGAAAAAAAGTCAAAAACACCACAAGATGCGCACAATCATTGCATTGATGCTTTGCGTTACGCAGTAGCATATCAATTAGACAATCCAACAAAAGGTTTATATTTTATACGATGAACGATTTAGAAGTAATGATGCAAGCGGTACAAATTTACATATACCAAAAAAAAGGTGTAAAGATTCGTATTTATTTACGTGACATCCGAGATATTAATATGCTAAAACAAGCTTACGATTACATACAAAAAAACGAACACAACAAAAACACGAATAATTAATTATTAAGATATGAAGTTAGAAATAAATGTTCCAACAAGTTTAAACGAAATACCGTTAAAAAGCTACCAAGAATTTTTAAAGGTTCAGCAAGGAAGCAATGACGAAGAATTTATTGCACAAAAAATGGTGCAAATATTCTGCGGTATAGAATTAAAGGACATCGTGAAAATGAAGCTAACAAGTTTAAACGAATTAATAACACACTTTACAAAGTTGTTTAGCGAAAAGCCGAAGTTTCAACCAACGTTCAAAATAGGAACACAAGAATTTGGCTTTATTACAAACCTTGAAGAAATAAGTTTTGGCGAATACGTAGACCTTGAGAACAACTTGCAAAAGTGGGAAGATTATCACAAAGCAATGGCTGTAATGTACCGACCTATAAAAATGAAGTTCAAAGACAAGTACGAAATAGTTGATTACAAACCAATGGAAGAAATGCACGAGTTAATGAAGTTTACGCCGGTAGACATAGCAATAAGTTCAAGTGTTTTTTTTTGGAATTTAGGAAGCGAATTATTGACAGCTACGCTTACTTATTTGGAACGGCAGATAAAAACGAACAAGAAGACGGAAACGAGTTTAGCGAACAAGCTCAATTTGGAAAACAATGGGGTTGGTATCAATCAATTTATGCACTCGCTCAAGGAGACATTACAAGATTTGACACAGTCACCGGATATAGACTTACTCAATGTCTCACCTATCTTACCTTCGAAAAACAAAAGCAAGAAATTGAACAACGCCAACTTAATAAACTAAAACGATGACAGGTTATTACAACTTATTAGACAAATTAAAAACACACTTTGACGCAGACGTTATTGTTAACACGGTAACACAAGGCGACATATTTAAAGTAGATTTAAGTAAACAAACGATATTTCCTTTATTACATATAATGGTTAACAACTGCACGTTAGACGAACGCACAACAACTTGGAATATTAGTTTAATAGCAATGGATGTTGTTGATTTGTCCAAGAGCGCAACAACCGATATTTTTTTAGGTAACGACAACGAAATTGATGTATTGAATACACAACACGCAGTATTAAATAGAGCGTACGAAATAATAAAACACGGAAGTTTAGCATACGACTTATTTATGGTTGAAGGCACGGCAAATTTAGAACCATTTACAGAACGTTTTGAGAATTATATGGCAGGTTGGACTATGACTTTTGATGTAGTAACACCAAACGAAATGACTATTTGTTAAAATGAAACAGAGCGAAGTACAAAAAGAACTTGAGAGATTTCGTGATTACGTTATTAAAGAAGCACGTACTAATTTAACACGAAGCAAAAAAAACGTTTCTAAAGGACTTTACGAAAGTTTAAAAGGAAATGTTAAGGCGATGCCTAATTCGTTAAGCATAGAGTTTGAAATGAACCAATACGGACAATTTCAAGACAAAGGAGTTAAGGGAGCAAAACCAAGTTTAGTAAAAAACGGAAAACAAAAAGCTCCGAATAGTCCGTTTAGTTTTAAAAGTAAAATGCCACCTGTTGAACCTTTGAGTAAATGGGCGCAAAAAAAGAATATAAGATTTAGAAATGCAGATGGAACATTTGCAAAGGGCGGTTATAAAAGTTTGGGTTTTTGGTTGCAGAAAAGAATATTTGCACAAGGAATAAAACCGAGTTTATTTTTTACCAAACCATTTGAAGCTGCGTTTAAAAGATTGCCTGATGAACTTATTGAAAAGTTTGGGTTAGACGCAATGAATTTATTTAAAGACACACAATTTAAAAACGAAAAGAAATAATGGCTAATATATTTGCACGTTCACCGTATTTAATTAGGATTGCAGAAACAGGGCAAAATGGCTCAAAATTAGAATTGTTTTTAGCAAATGGTTCTTTTTTAGGAAGTCCACAATATACGTTGAGTAAATTAATACCAGCGTCAAACAACGTTGAAACACTTTACGACATATCACCATACATTCGTGAATACATAAGATTTACAAGTTGTTCAGCAGGTGGAAACGCTGCGGCAACTAACCCAACAAATGAACGAGTAAACGTAAGGGTTAAACGTTATAAGTTAGTAGGTTTGACTTATACTCTTTTAAATACAATTGATTACATAGCATTTGATGGTTATTCATATTACGAACAAGGATTTAATTTTGACAATGGAAACTACGGACTTGACGCAGGAAATTATTACTACAACCCGACTTCAGACGCAGGAAAAATAAGAGTAACAACAGGCGCAAGTTTTACAGCACGTTACACAAATTTAAGCACCGCAGTAGTAACAACTTTAGCAGTAGCAAGTTCGACATTTGATATTCCACGAGTAAGAACTGCAAACGTAAACGAAGGAAACAAAGTAGAAATTTTAAACGGAGCTTCAGCAGTACAAGCGACTTGGTATTTTTATCCGCTTGAAGAATGCAAATATACACCTGTTATAATTGACTTTGTAAACAAGTATGGAGCTTGGCAACGAGAGTTTTTCTTTAAGGCAAGTAACGACAATTTTAGTGTTGAAAACACGGAATACAATTTGATGCAAACAAATAGTTTTAGCTACAACGTAAAGGAAGGACAAAGAAAAGTATTTAACGCTAACGGCAAAAAAAGTGTTAAAGTTAACACAGGTTGGGTTTACGAAACTTGGAAAGAAGTTTTAAAACAAATAATGTTAAGCGAACGAATACTGATTGACGATAAACCTGCAAAGATTAATAGTAAAAGCACGGAGTTGTTTAAGCATATAAACACGAAACAAATAAATTATAGTTTAGAATTTGAGTTTGCATTTGATGTTATTAATTCAGTTATTTAATGAAAAGGCAAGTAGCAATATTTATAGAAACGGCTTTAGCACAGACCGAGTTAGAATTTTCACGTTTAGAATTATTTAACGATGAGAAGATTTCCGTAAGTTCAACCATTCAAAATATTTCGGATATAAGTAAAATATTTACAGACTATTCACAAGGTTTTACAATTCCTTGTTCACCTACAAACAACGCAATATTTCAGCACTTTTACCAAAACGATGTAAACGCAACTATTGACTATCAAAAACGATACAACGCTTATATAGAAGTTGACACGGTGTTGTTTAGACGTGGTAAAATTCAGCTCGAAAAGACGAACCTAAAAAACGGAAGTGCAGATAGTTATTCAGTAACATTTTACGGAGCAGGAGTAAGTTTAAAAGACTTCTTTAATGAAGACAAATTAAGCCAATTAGACCACACAAGTTTAAACCACGACTATATAAACCAAGAAGTTTACGACCGTGTTACAATAGACAGTTCAACAACAGATTACGATGTTAGATACCCATTAATAAGTTCAAAAAGAATTTGGCAATTTTCTGGAAGTGTTCCTTTACCACAAGATAATTGTCCTGAATGGTTTGAATATCCAACAAATAATTCGGATAACATAGGCGATAATGCAGGTGAAATAGAATACCAAGAATTGTTTCCTGCGGTTAGAGTTGCAAGTATTTTTGATTTAATTGAAGCAGAATATGGAATAACTTTTAATGGAATTTTTCTAACTTCAGATATGTTTAGAAAAGCATTTTTATATTATAAGAATAAAGAAAAGTTTCTTTTTATTACACAACCCGCAAACGTTACTTTTACAATTTCAGGTTCAACTTTTACAGAAACTTTTTTAGTTACAACACCACCTGCAACAACACCTGTTCCAAACCCTTATACTTCATTTAATACAACAAATAATACATTTAACACAATTTATGTAACTCCGTTTTATGGTGGTGCAAACGTATTTACAGGAACACCAAACACATACGGAACAGTTTCACATTCTTTAAATATTTTTTATGATGGTGCGTCCCCTGTGCTTACAAATTGTTGGTTAGACGTTTATAAAAATGGAGTTTATGTACAAACGTTAACAGTTACTCCGGCACTTGGTTTAGATTATACTTTAATTAATTTAGAACAAACACCAAACAACAACGTATTTTATACTTTTAAACTTCGTAGCGAATCAGCGCAGACGCTTACATTTAGGTTTATTTACACTTTAGAATATGAATATTGGTCTCAATATTTTGTAGGTGTTAATGAATGGAATAGTTATAAAGCCGAAACAACATTTTATACAAATAACGTTACAACAACTTCGTTTACGGATTTACAAGGACTTGCTCCAGATATGAAAATATCTGATTTTATTACAGGAATATGCAACGAGTTTAATATGACTGTATATTCAAAAGCAAAAAACGTATTTACATTTGAACCATTAAATGATTGGTATAAAAAAGGTGCAGTAATAGATATAACAAAATTTACTGATGTAACAAGCATTGAAATTGAAAGGTTAAAACTTTATAAATTAATAGAGTTTAAATATCAAGATAGCGAAAGTTTTATAAATAAATATTTCCTTGAAAATCCTGCTAATTTAACAGCTCACGGTTACGGAAACGCAAAAGAAAATTATCCATTTGATGGTGGCGAATACAAAATACAAAGTCCATTTGAAAATTTATTACATAACAATTTCGGAAACAATTTGCAAGTTGGTTATTGTTTAAATAAAGAGTTTGCGCCTTATATTCCTAAACCTGTTTTGTTATATATGAACACGCTAACAACTTTAACAGCAGGAAACAAAATACATTGGAACGGACTTCCAAACATAGCAGAATACGTTCCATTTGGACAAGATAGCGAAATTTTAATACAAGGTGGAATTTTTCCTTTGACGTTAAATTTTGGTGTAGAAATTTCAAGTTTTTATAATGTAGAAAATCCAAATACTTTATATGCTTTATATTATCAAAGTTATTTAACTAATTTATACAACCCAAAAAACAGATTAGTAAAAGTTAAAACCGTTCTTCCTGTTTCTTTACTTACACAACTTCAGTTAAACGACCGTCTTATAATAAGAGACAAACGCTATTTAATAAACGAAATGCAAAGCGACTTAACAACAGGCGATGTAGATTTTACTTTGATTAGTGATTTTGCAAATGTTAATCCAATTGTTCATACAACAAGTACACCAAGCGGTTCTGTGCATAGTATGGCAATTTTATTTAGTAATGGAGCTACACAAGTAAGGATTTCAAAAAGCGCAAACGCAACTAACGTTACTTTGTCAAGTGTATTGTTTACAGCAGAAGGTTATTTAACAGTAACAGTTCCTGCAAACGCACCGAGAATAATTACTTTAAGTTTAGATACTGATTTTTCTAACGGAAATACGGAAAGAAATTATATAATAATAAACCAATTATGATAAACAAAATAATAGAAATGCTTTTGTTAAGTGATTTTTACGGAGAAAGTGAAAACATAGACATAGCAAAAGGTAAATATAAATTTACTACAAGCATCAAAGAGCAATGGAAACAAGCACAACGTAAAAGACTAATAGAAAAAAAACTAAAAGATAATGGCTGAAAAAAAAGTAATTGAATTAGAAGTTAAAGAAAATTTAGGCAATTTAAAACAACAACTAAAAGCGGCACAACTTGAAGTTCAAACGTTGGCGGATAAGTTTGGCGTTACTTCAGACCAAGCAAGAGAAGCCGCAAAAAGAGCAGCTGAATTAAAAGATAGGATTGGAGACGCTAAAGCGTTAACCGATGCGTTTAACCCAGACGCAAAGTTTAAGGGTTTAGCACAAGCGCTAACAGGTGTTACAGGTGGTTTTGCAGCCGTTCAAGGCGCAATGGGTTTAATTGGAGTTGAAAGCGAAAGCGTAGAAAAACAACTTTTAAAAGTTCAAAGCGCAATGGCTTTAGCTGCCGGAATAGACCAATTAACCGAAGCAAAAGAAGCATTTTTAAATTTAGGCAAAACGGCAGTCAGAGCATTTAATTCAATTAAAGCTGCAATAGGTTCAACAGGAATAGGACTTATTGTTGTTTCATTAGGAGTTATTTATACTTATTGGGAAGACATAAGTAAAGCAATTGGTTTTGCAGGTGACGAAACAGAAAAATATGCAGAACAACAAAAAGCAATTGGTGAAGAAGCAAAAAAACAACGTGAAGAAATAGCAAAGGAAAGTGGCGCTTTTGCTACTTTAATTTCAAGATTAAAAACAACAAACGCAAACACAAAAGAACGTGAAGAATTAATTAAAAAAATAAATTCACAATACGGAACAACTTTAAAAAATATAAAAGACGAAAGAGATTTTCAAGAACAATTAAACAAGGAACTTGCGTCTTATTTAGAATATCAAAAAGCAAAATATGCTTTACAAAAAAACGAAGATTTAATTGTAAGAAACCTTGCTAAACAAGATGAAATAACAAAAAAATTAGCAAAAGAGCAAAGTTTTTTGAATCTTATGCAATCGGACTATCAAAAATTATTGCAGAGACCAGAAGCATTAGTTCCGCAAAGTGTAATTAATAGTTTAGATGAACAACAAAGGAAAGTTAATAAAATTAATAAAGAACTTCAAGACGCAGAAAAAAGATTTGAAAATTATGGTTCAGCTGCAAATAAAGCAGCTATAAAAGTTGACATCTTAACAAAATCAGGAACAAAATATGTTGAGCAAGTTAAAAAAGACGAACCTGAAGTTACTAAAGTTGTAAAAAAAGAAAAAGAAGAACAAAGTTATATAAGACGTGATAGCGCTTCAACTGTTATTTCTGATATTGTAAGTGAAGGAACTAAAAGACTTCAAGCAGAAAAAGCAATTAGCGATAAGTCAAGGGAACAATTAAAAACAAGTTTGGCAGAACAAACAGCATTAAGGGAAAGAAACCTAAAGTTTATAATTGAATCAATGATTCAAATTTTAAGCGTAACGCAAGATTTGGCTTCAATGAGTGAAAATAAATACAAGGAAATTAACGACAAAGTTTTAGCAAACGAAAACCTAACAACTGCGCAAAAGGAAAAAGCAATAATTAAAAACAATGCAAATGCAAAAAAAGCATTTGAATTAAATAAAAAGTTTCAAATTGCAAGTACGTTAATTTCAACTTTTGCAGCAGCAAGAGACGCTTACAAATCGCAGTTTTTACCACCCGATATTTCAAGTCCTGTTCGTGGTGGAATAGCAGCAGGAATAGCAACAGCAGGTGGTTTAGTTGCAGTTAAAAAAATTATGTCAACACAATTTCAAGGAACGGCAATTCCAAGCGATGGTGGTGGCGGTGGCGGTGCAACAGTTCCAACAATGTCAGCACCACAATTTAACGTAGTAGGACAAAGCGGAGTTAATCAATTAGCAAGTTTAAACCAACAACCAATACAAGCGTACGTAGTTTCAGGACAAGTAACATCACAACAGGCGTTAGATAGAAACAGATTAGCAAACGCAACTTTAGGTGGTTAGAAAATACAACAAACAAACAATAATTTAATTAATATATTATGCGAATAGTTGAATTAATAATTGACGAAAAAGACGAAACAAGCGGAATAGACGCAGTTTCAGTTGTAGAAAGTCCTGCAATCGAAAGCGACTTTATAGCACTAAAAAAACACGAAATAGAGTTAAAAGAAGTAGATGCTGAAAAGCGCATTTTAATGGGTGCGGCTTTAATTCCTAATAAACAAATTTACAGGAAGAACGACAAGAACGAAGAATACTATATTTACTTTTCAGAAGAAACGGTACGCAAAGCAAGTGAATTGTTTTTTATGAATAGCAACCAGAACAACGCAACTTTAGAACACAAACAAAAGTTAGACGGAATGAGTGTTGTCGAAAGTTGGATTACAGAAGGAAAAAACGACAAAAGCACGAACTACGGATTTAATTTTCCAAAAGGTACGTGGGTTATTTCAATGAAAGTAAACAACGATGAAATTTGGAACAAAGTAAAATTAGGCGAAGTAAAAGGATTTTCTATTGAAGGATATTTTGCAGATAAATACGAAATGAGTTTAGTAAATGACGAGCAAATTTTAATGGACAAAATCAAAGAAATTATTTTAAATGGCGAAGCAAACTAACATTAAAGTTCATCTTAAAAAACCGAAAGTTAAACGTGCAGGAGTACACGCAAAAACACGAAATAGCAAATTAAAGTCAAGTAAAAATTATACAAAAAGTTATACAAGACAAGGACGTTAAGTTTAAAAATACAACAAATAATAAACAATTAAATTATACATATATGAACACACTACAAAAAGTTTACGATAGGTTATCCGATAAAACGGAATTAGCAAAACACGAAGTTAATTTAGGTTTAAATGATTTTGATAATTTATTATCAAGAGTAAAAGCAAAAGATGTTTCTTTTCAATCTACATCAAAAGTATTTGAAGAAGCCTTACAAAGAGTTAAAATTGCTAAAAGTGATTTAATAGGTTATTCATTAGATTTATCTGAAATACAAGATTTAGCAAAAGCACAAGTAGATAAAGATTCAAAATTAGCTAAAGATTTAGGTTTAGACCCTTCTCCATTTATTAAAAAATATAACGAAATAAATACATTGGCGGATAAACTTATTGTTAAAATTAGTAATCAAACTAAATTAATTAAATAAAACACAAATATGAAAACAAGCGTAATTAATCAAATCAAAACTTTACTTGGAATGGAAGTGAAATTGGAAACAATGAAATTAATGGACGGAATAACAATTTTTGAAGCCGACACTTTTGAAACTGACAAAGAAGTTTTTATTGTAACGGAAGACGAACAAAAAATTCCTGTTCCAATTGGAGAATACGAATTAGAAGACGGAAGAATTTTAGTAGTAGAAGTTGAAGGTATTATTTTAGAAATAAAAGAAGTTGCAACTGAAGAAGAAGTTGTTGAAGAAGAAGCACCAGAAGTAGAAGTTGAAGTTGAAGCGGAAGCAACACCAACAGCAAAGAAGACAGTAGAAAGCATAGTTAAAGAAACGTTCTTTGCAGAAATAGAACAATTAAAAACAGAAAATATCGAGTTAAAAGCGAAATTAGAAAACCTATCTAAAGTTAACGAAGTTACAACTGAAGTAACCGAACTTGCAGACGTTAAGCCAATTTCTTTTAACCCTGAAAACAAGAACGAAGTTGAACATTTTCAATATGGTTCAAAGAGACCACGCACAACGATGGACTCAATTTTAGAAAAAATAAGTAATTTAAAATAAGTATTAACAATTTAAAAAAATTAAAAAATGGCATTAGTAACAACAGGTACTACTTACGCAGGAGAATTTGCCGGTAAGTACATCGCAGCAGCTTTATTAAGCGCACCAACATTAGAGCAAGGTGGAGTAACAATACTTCCGAACGTAGCTTACAAACAAGTAATTCAAAAAGTAGCAACAGGTTCAATCGTAGTAGATGCTTCTTGTGCATTTACAAACACAGGAGACGTTACACTAACTGAAAGCGTTTTAACAACAAAAGAACTTCAAGTTAACCTTGAGCTTTGTAAAAAAGATTTGTTCCAAACTTGGCAAACAGCAGAAATGGGTTATTCTGGTTTCAGAACTTTACCTAAAACATTTAGTGATTTCTTAATTGCACACGTTGCTGAAAAAGTAGCAGCGGCAACAGAAACTGCAATATGGAGCGGAACAGCAACAAGTGGTTCTTATTTAGGACTTAAAGCGAAACTAATCGCAGGTTCAGCACCAGCAGTAGGTACACCTTTAACAGGTGCGTCTTTAACAGCGGCAAACGTTATTTCTGAAATGGGTAGAGTTGTAGATTTAATTCCTGCAACACTTTACGGAAACGAAGGATTGAGATTGTATGTTTCTCAAAAAATTGCTAAATTGTACGTTCGTGCATTGGGTGGTTTTGGTGCTTCAGGTTTAGGAGCAAACGGAGTTAACGCACAGGGTACACAATGGTACACAAACGGAAGTCTTTCATTTGACGGTATTCCTGTTTTTATGGCTAACGGACTTGGTGCTGACAATATGATTGCAACAACAGTAGATAACTTGTATTTCGGTTGTGGTTTGTTAAACGACCAAAACGAAGTTAAAGTAATTGATATGGCTGATATTGACGGTTCGCAAAATGTACGTATAGTTTTACGTTACAACGCAGGTGTTGAAATTGGTTTTGCTTCAGACGCAGTAACTTACGGAGCGTAACATTAAATAAAAAGCGGGATGTAAAAGTTCCGCTTTATTTTATTCACATTTAAAAACAAAAAACGAGATGGCTTGTTTATTAACACACGGTAGAGCTGAAGTTTGTAAAGAATTTGTAGGCGGTATAAAGTCAATTTACTTTATTAACTACGGAGATTTAGGCGCAATTACTTATGATGGAGTTTCACCTGCAAACCCAGACATAACTGACCAAATTAAAACTATTGCAGGAACTATGAGTTTGTACAAGTATGACTTGAAAGGCGCAAATAGTTTTGAGCAAACAATTACAAGTTCACGTGAAAACGGAACTACATTTGTAGAACAAACTTTGACTTTTACAATTAAAGGTTTAGATGCAACAACAGCAAAGCAAATGAAATTACTTGCTTGGGGACGTCCACACGTAGTAATTAAAACAAACGCTAACAATTTCTTTTTAGCAGGACTTAATCACGGAATGGATGTAACAACAGCACTTATTTCAAACGGTACTGCAATGGGTGACCTTAACGGTTTTACTTTGACATTGGTTGGACAAGAGCCAATTAATGCAAATTTCTTAAATGTTGCTTCACCTTATGCTGATATTGATTTAGTAGGTGCAGGAAAAGTATTTACAGGGGGAACATTAGTTATTTCTTAACACTTAAAAAAATTATTTTTAAAGCCGTTCTTAATGTTCGGCTTTTTTTTTGTCTTAAAAAAGAACAAAAAAACGAATTTTTAATTATAACTATATGATAGTATTAACACCTTCTACATCACCGCAAACGTTTAGTTGTATTCCACGAGACAACACGTTTAACGTTATGGAAATAACAGACGAACAAACAAACGTTACTACTACAATTACAATTGCTTCAAAAACAGTAGGTGATTATATTTATACAATAACAGCAACTTACGCTTTAATAGAAGGACACACCTATACATTAGTTTTAAAATACGGAACTAACATAATTTACAAGGATAGAATATTTTGCACAGCACAACCTTTAGTTACATTCTCGGTTAACAATAACCAATATGTTTCTAATTCCACAACAAATGATTTTATAGTTTATGAGTAATATACACGTTTTAAATTTGTCGGCTTACACTTCACCTGTTATTTCGGAAACTAACCGAGAAAATTGGGTTGACTTTTTAACTGAAGAAGGCGACCAATACTTTCAATTCTTAATTGATAGATATAGTAATTCAACAACGAACAACGCTATTATAAACAACGTAGCACGATTAATTTACGGAAAAGGTTTAAGTGCATTAGACGCTAATAAAAAGCCGAACGAGTACGCACAAATGATGTCTTTATTTAACAAAGAAGACGTGCGAAAAATGGTTTTAGACCGTAAAATGTTTGGACAATTTGCCGTTCAAGTACACTACAACGACAAGCACGACAAAATATTAAAAGCGTATCATATTCCGGTTAATTTATTACGAGCTGAAAAATGCGATAAAGACGGAAACATAACAGGATATTATTACAGCGACAATTGGGACGATACTAAAAAATATGCGCCGATTAGATTTAACGCTTTTGGATATTCAAAAGAAAAAGTAGAAATTTTATTTTCTAAACCTTATTCAGTAGGGATGAAATATTACGCATATCCTGACTATCAAGGGGCGTTACCTTACACACTACTTGAAGAAGAAGTTGCAGACTATTTAATTAACGAAGTTCAAAACGGATTTAGCGGTACTAAAGTTGTAAATTTTAACAACGGAATACCAACGGATGAACAACAAAGTATTATTTCAAACAAAGTATTAAGCAAACTAACAGGTTCACGTGGACAAAAAGTAATTGTTGCTTTTAACAACAACGCAGAAAGCAAAACAACGGTTGAAGACATACCACTAAATGACGCTCCAGAACACTACACTTATTTAAGCGAAGAATGTTTACGCAAAATTATGTTAGGACATAACGTTACTTCGCCTTTACTTTTTGGAGTTGCTTCAACAAATGGCTTTTCAAGTAACGCAGACGAGTTAAAAAATAGTTCGGTACTTTTTGACAATATGGTTATAAGACCATTCCAAGAAGAACTATTAGACGCTTTTGATAGCATTTTAGCATTTAACGGAATTGCATTAAAGTTATTTTTCAAGACTTTACAACCTTTAGAGTTTACAGATTTGGAAAACACGCAAACAGAAGAACAAGTTGCAGAAGAAACAGGAACGGAATTAAGTTCACACACAAATAAATTAATTGATTTAGGCGAAGAACCACAAGACAATTGGTTGCTTATAGACGAAAAAGAAGTTGACTACGAAAATGACGATAAAGAAAACGATTTATTGAGTAGTGAACCAAAACAAAGTTTATTAAGCAAAATTGTTAATTTAGTTAGTACAGGAGACGCAAGACCAAACATAACAAGTAAACAAGACAAAACTATTGACGGAGTAAAGTTTGTTGTTCGTTATAAATACGAAGGCGAAACGACAAAAAACAGACGTGAATTTTGTACACAAATGGTTTTAGCAAACAAGATTTATAGAAAAGAAGACATTTTAAATATGAGTACACAAGTTGTTAACGCAGGTTGGGGTGCAAAAGGTGCTGATACTTATTCAATTTGGTTATACAAAGGCGGTGGCGCTTGTCATCATCGTTGGAATAAACAAGTTTACGCAGTTTTTGAAGGCACAGGGTTAAACATAACCGAAAACACAAAGAAATTGGCACAAGCAAAAGCCGCTAAATTTGGTTATGTAATTACAAACCCAAGTTTAGTTGCAACACGTCCAATTGATATGCCGAACAAAGGGTTTTTACCTACAAATAAAAAAGAGAATTAATGGCAGACGCACTTTTAGTTACACGACAAGACCTTGTAAAATTCACTTCGTTAAACGGAAACGTTGACACGGACAATTTTATTCAATACATAAAGATAGCACAAGATACAGACTTGCAAAATTTCACAGGAACAAAGCTATTAGACAAGATAAAAGCGGACATCATAGCAAATACATTAAGCGGAAATTATTTAACGCTTACAACGACTTATTTAAAGCCGATGCTTATTCACTTGGCAATGAAGTATTATTTGCCGTTTGCAGCTTATACGATTTCAAACAAAGGAGTTTACAAACACAATTCCGAAAATAGCACAAGCGTAGAAAAAAACGAAATAGACTTTTTAATTGAAAAGGAAACACAAATATCACAACACTACACACAACGTTTTATTGACTACATAAGCAACAACACAAGTTTGTTTCCAGAATACAATACGAATTCAACAAGTGATATGTTTCCTGATACAAACAACAATTACACAGGATGGTACATTTAAGAACATACAAACCTAAAGAAGTCAATATCGTAAAGTTAAAGACTTACTTAAATACTATAAAAAATGGGAAGTAGTTGGGGTTCTTTACCTTCAAGAACAAGTCCAAAAGGTGGTCAACGTGGTTGTCTATGTAAAGACGGAAAAAGATATTCTGTAAAGTGTTGTAACGGAAGTTTACACGCACAAGGAATAGGCGTTATTGACGGTACTGCGATTCCAATAATTATACCAAGCGCATACAGAATAACAGAAATAAGCGACCAAAGAATAACAGAAAATAACGATAACAGAGTAACACAATAAATTATGGCAGATATAAAAATTAGTCAATTAACCGCAAAAGGAACGGCAATAGCAAATACTGATTTAGTAGAAATTAGTGAAAGTGACGGAGCAGGTGGTTATGTAACAAAGTCGGTTACAGGTGCAAATATTATAGGTTCAAAGCAAAACACTTTAATAAGTGGTACTAACATAAAGACCATTAATTCAACTACAATATTAGGTAGCGGTGACTTAACAGTACAACCTACTTTAGTAAGTGGCACAAACATAAAAACGATAAATAGTAATTCGATTTTAGGTAGTGGCGATTTAGTAATAACCGGTGGTGTATCTTCAGTTTCAGCAACAACACCTGTAGTCGCAACAGGAACTACAACACCTGTTATTAGTTTAGATTCAAATTATGGAGACACTCAAAATCCGTATGCGTCAAAAACTGCAAATAATATTTTAGCAGCACCTGATGGAACGGCAGGAGTACCAACATTTAGAGCGATTGTAAGCGCAGATATTCCTACACTTAACCAAAACACAACAGGAACGGCAAGTAACGTCACAGGAATTGTAGCACTTGCGAATGGTGGTACAGGCACAGCAACACCAAGTTTAGTTGCAGGGACGAACATAAGTATTACAGGAACTTTTCCTAACCAAACAATAACCGCTTCAGGAGCAGCAGGAGCAGTAACACAAATTGTTGCAGGAACAAATGTTACAATATCTCCTGCGGGTGGTACAGGAGTAGTTACAATAAACGCAAGTGGTGGCGGTGGTGGTGGTACAGAGATAGGAGCTTTGATTGGTGGGGGAATAGTTGTTGCAGTATTTAATGATAGCGGAGTTAATAAAGCACTTGTTGCAAGTTTGACTAATTTAACTCCAAGTTTACCTTGGACAATACCAGCATTTCAAACTATTGCAATAGGTGCTACAGCTCGAAGTTATTCAGATGGTCTTACAAATACTAATGCAATTATA